TCCGCATACTTAGGGGGGAGTGAGCTAAGTATGCGAAATCACTGGCGACCGTGCGCAACTCGAATTTCTATGCGGGGTAAATTCGAGATAGGGACCCCTTATATTAGATTTAAAAACGAATACACCGACTCTACTAGACCTCTAATTGAAATATGCGCGGGATGAATATAAACTGGCTTATTATTCATTTTAGAAATTGAGAATCATTTTCAATTAAGTTTCAGAATTAAGTCCAGAATCTTAAATTATCTTAAATAAGTTGGGGAAAGATGCTGAAATTTGTTCGGGGGGTATTATGGAGTTGGGGAAGCCTCGAATTATTGTATTTGATATAGAGACTTTGCCTAACTTAAGACAAGTTTTGAAATACCTTCCGCGCATAGACGACTGGCCAGGAAGTTCTTTGAAGGCCACGATAAATTCAGTTCTTTGTATTGGCTGGAAAGAACTGGGCAAAAAGAAAGTGAACATGATTCGGGCTTGGGACGGGCCGAATTGGAAAACAGATAAAAACGACGACAGATATGTCCTACAAGAATTTCTTAAAATTATTAAAGCGGCAGACGGAGTGGTAACCCAGAATGGGAAAAAATTTGACTGGAAATTTATCCAGACAAGGCTTTTGTTTCACGGACTAGAAACACTCCCCACTATTCCCCACATGGACACAAAAGCACTTGCCAAAGGCAATCTATTTACAATTGGAAATAGGCTAAATGATTTGGCGGAACTGACTGCATCCGAAAAGAAGATGGAAAATGGCGGCTGGGAGCTTTGGGAAAAGATATGGCTTGGCTGTGAGAGGTCTTTATCCGCTATGGAAAAGTATTGTAAGCAGGACGTAAAAACCCTTGAGCAGGTATTTTTAAAACTTAGACCTTTTGTTAAGAATATGCCAAATCATAACTTATGGTCTTTGGAGGGAACAAGGTGCCCTACTTGTGGATCTCTGTCTCTCATAAAAAATGGAATGAGAACTACGACCACGCAACGCTATCAGCGGCTTTTGTGTACGGATTGCGGGTCCTCTTGCAAACTCGCCCTAAGGGATAAATTTGTAAGACCTTGTTGATTTTAAGGAGGCTTCTTGTGACGATTATTAAAACACAGTCCTGGGCCCTCGCACTCCCAATCCTTTACCGGGTGATTCGGCCCATGGGCTGTCCTTTATGAAAAAAGTGGCAAAACTCGACATTTTCGGCCAGAAATGGCAGGTCGTAACTGGCAAACTCTCGCCAAATGAAGCAGGCCTATGCGAATACGGAAAGATGCGGATAGTCATAAATCAGGACATTCCTGTGGGTTCTAACCTTTGGTTAGAGACTCTTTGCCATGAAATTTTCCACAGTTCTTTTGAAAGATGCAGCTACAAACAAAGCGGCCTTCCACATGAGTTGGAAGAAGTTATGATCGACCAACTTGCAAAAATTTTGACCGAAAATCGAAAAATACTGAAAAAACTGTTTTAAAAACTAGGTTTCTAATTGATATTTGTTCTCAATTACAGTTGATAATTATTCTCAATTAGGGCTAATTTTAGGGGGTCAAAAAAATGCCTTCGTAAGTTATTGAAATCACTCACTATTAACGGATCAGCAAATTTTCGCTGTAAATACACGAAATCATTAAGGAATTTTAAAAACCTAGGTATATTAGTATATTTCCCATTTTTATAAAAAAAATTTTTTATTTTTTTTTTTTGGCCGGGCCGAGAAAAAGAAATAGAAATGCAAAAATCGGCCTAACTCTATGATTTTATTGGGGAATAACCTAAAAAAAGGCCATTTTTTTCTTTTTCAACTTTAGAGTACTTACTCTAGTGAAAAAAGTCCCTCAAAAGTTTGGGCCTTTGAGGGACTACCCCAAGTTCTAAATCTCCGCGAGAAGATTAAGAGACTTAATAATAATAACATATTGCCGAGAGTTGACAAGTCTAAAGGCCTCGTAGCATCTTGGCCACACCAAGTTACTAAATTCGGAGTTGATTATGTCGGAAAAAGAGAAAGAGCTGTTTTTAAATGCCCTAGAATCTTTAGGATATCGGGGATTTGATGGTAAAAGATATCATACTGAAGGCACCTCGTATCCCAGCCCGGAGAAATTACTAAAGGCTCTTTTGGCCCAAGAATATCCTGACTCTATACCATCTGACATAAAATTTAAGCTGGCCACTATTAGGATGGATAAGAAATATTCCTTGCTGTACCCGCTTCTAAAAGAGGTTGCAGCGGTAAGCGATAAGAAAGCCCCAGAGTCTTCTACAACTGGCCAGGACTTCTCAGAGCTTTATTCCAAAGTAACGCCTTATTATGATGTTGGCTCCAGGGCATCCTCGCTTGTGGATGCTATTTACATGATAGATGAGAAAAACGAGCAGATCCTTACTGAAATACACCCGAGGTCATATCTGCTTTCTATGGGGCTAAGGCCAGAAGATATTGCGGCCAACCCTAAATATCATATTAGATTTGTGTATGAGTTTAAGAACACCGACTTTATGTATAAGGCGGAATATGCGGGGCAGATGTTAACCTGTATAAATCTTTGCCCGAGGCCGTATTGGCTTAAAATGGACGTTAGTCCTGAAATACACCCAAAAATTGATAGATTCCTAAAACACCTTTTCCCTCTGACTAAGGCCCGTGAGTTTGTTTTAGATTGGCTTTACTGGGCAATTACAGACCGTGCGGACACCGCATTGGTATTGACGGGTAAAAGGGGGATCGGGAAAGACATATTTTTAAGTTTGGTTTCTGCCTTAATTGGGCCGGAACAAGTAGAGAAAGTGACCCAGGCTTTCTTTGAAGACAAGTTTACTGGAAATATGTACCAAAAAAGACTTCTCCATGCTGACGAAGTTTCCTTAATTACTCTTGAGGCTAAAAATAAACTAAAAAGGATTCTTAACCCCTTGGTGTCTATCGAAGGCAAGGGCCAAGATGCAAAAACAAAGGTAAACTCCGCAAGTCTTGCCATAACCTGCAATGATACCGATCTACTAGGAATAGAGCCGGACGACCGAAGATATAGTGTTGTAGAAATAACGGAGACGCCCCTCAGAGAGGCTATGAGCGAGGAAGAAATGGACGACATAGCGAAGGGATTTTTACACCTAAGAGGGGACTACAAGGATATAGTCGCCAGATTCGGACATTACATTATAAACAGGACTCCTAAATACTCCCGCACTATGCCTTACAAGGAAGAGTATTTCTATAAAATTACCCTTGATTCACTTTCTAACTGGAAAAGAGAGATATTTGATTATTTGGTCATTGGGTACAAAGGCGACGGGGACCCTTTTAAACTATCTGCGGCGGTTAGGTCAGGGCTCAAGGGAGTTCAAAGAAAGTCAGTAACTAATTTCTTAGAGTCTTTTTACTTTATGAATAAGTATAAGCTAGGCACTGCCGTATATTCGGAGGATGATAAAACTAAAGATGTATTTATCCAGCCCAATATGAAATTCGTCGAGTATGTTAGGACTTTAGATTTAGAGAAGCTGGGGATAAAAAAGACCAAAACCAAAAAACCCGATAGTCCATCTCAGAATAAAAAAGTAATGACTATCGAGCAAGATGAAGGGGATTTATTATGACTGCCGATAGACTGGTTGAAATTATGTGGATGACTTTAGAAGTTAGATCCAAATTTACTTATGGGGGCATAATAGGCTTTGGGCTGTGCCATTTCTCTTCTGACACCTTAGTAAAAAAGGGCTTAATAAGTAAGGAAGAAGAAGACCATCTTCTTTCTTTTCTTCAGAAGTGGTTCTCAAGTCCTACTGGCAAACCAAATGGATATTGGCTCACAGACCACTCTACGCAAGAAAGCTTTATGGAAACTTACAGGTGTAATCCTTCCGGACAAGCGCATAGGAACAATATTCTTTTAGACGCTATTGCATTTGTGGAATCGACCGGGACATATAAATGAAGCCTAAATATAAAAGCCCCAAAGAGGAGCCTGTCTTTAAGAAATACTGGAATATATTTCTTCCAGAGGTTATGGAGCGGCCTAATTTTAAGGAAGTCCACTTACACCAACTTGAGATTCTATGTGACCTCTATGTAGAGTATCATAAGCTTCAGAGTATTATTGAGTTTGACGGCTACACCTATGTCTCTGTCGGGCGTAATGGCGAGCAGCAACGAATTACGCCTGAAGTAAATCAGCTTAATCGCTGCCGGGGAGAAATTAGGAACTACTGCAAGATGCTTGGAATCGCACTTGTTAAAGACTCTGGAGAAAGCACAAAGGAAGAAGATAAGGATGAATGGGAATAATCCCTTTGATAAATTAAAATACCCCAACTGCTACGAAGGCCACCAATATGCCCTTGATGTTGTTAGCGGTAAAATTCCAGCGTCAATTTACATTATTGGCGCTTGTAATAGGTATTTAAATGACCTCAAAGAAGGCAAATACCCTTTCGAGGCTGAATGGGCAGAGAAATACCTAAGACTAACCCAAAAGTTTGAGCACGTTATTGGAACCTGGGAAACGCCTAATATCAAATATGAGCCATGGCAGAAATGGGCCATGATGAATATTATGGGATTTAAAAACCCAGTAACTGGATTTAGAAGATACCGAACGGCCCATCTCGAAGTCCCAAGGGGAAACGGTAAGTCGACAATTCTTTCTGCCGCAGCACTTTACTTTCTATCTTTGGATAACCCAGCGGGGAACGTAATCTCTACCTTTGCGACTAAAGTGGACCAAGCTAGGATTGTCCTTGATGCGGCTCGGGCTATGGCCGATAAAAATGCTGCCTATCGAAAGGCGACAGGGACAAGAGTATTGGCCCATAAAATTATTCACCCCAAGTCCAACTCGGTGGTCAGGGCAATGTCGAGTCAGAGTAAGGGACTTGATGGCCTTAATGATATCTTAGCAATAATAGATGAATTACACAGTGTTTCAAGAAGCCTGTTCGATGTCGTCGCATCAGGTATGTCAAAACGTACAGATTCGCTTCTATTTTGCATTACAACCGCTGGATTTGACATAGAGGGCGTAGGGTACTCTCAAAGCCAATATGCAAAGCGTGTGGCCCTTGGCGAGGTTGGGGCTGAGTCTTTCTTCTCTGCGGTATATTGTGCGGACGAAGGCGACGACATATTTGACGAGGTCACTTGGAGGAAAGCTAATCCGAACTATGGAATATCTGTCGATGCAATTACTTTCGCTGAAAAGGCCCAAAAAGCCCAAGAAGTCCCCTCAGATTTGGCGAACTTTAAAGTTAAGCACCTTAATATTTGGCTAAGTGAGGCAAAGGCTTTTTTTGATATAAATAAATGGGACCTATGCGCTGACCCAAATCTTAAAATGTCTGACTTTAAGAAACAGCCTTGTGTGCTTGGCCTGGACGTTGCCAGTAAAGTGGATTTGACCTCCGTTGCGATTGTTTTTAAGAAGGGCGACATTTACTACATCTTCGACCGATCGTTCATTCCAGAGCAAACTGTGAAGGATACTAAGAACGCCCTTTATGATAATTGCATAGGCCAAGGCCATCTTATTCAAACCAAAGGCGAGGCTATAAGCTACGACGACATTTTTAATGAAATCATGGGAATTTGCAGAGACTACAGAGTCACGGACCTCAATGCAGATCGCTGGAACGCAACCGAGATTATGCAAAGACTTGAGAAGCATGGCGTCAATGTAGTTGAGTTTCGCATGAACACGGCCAACCTTTCAGAGCCCACAAAAAGGCTGGATGCTCTTATTAGGCAGGGGAAAGTAAGACACAACGGAAGCCCGCTTCTTAGGTGGTGTCTGGGGAATGTAGTCTGCAAGGAAGACCACAACGGCAACGTATATCCACGAAAGTCTCATGAAAAACTTAAGATTGACCCGGTTATTTCGATCATAATGGCTCTTGCTACATACCTTCTTAATGAATCTCGAGGGATTGTTTACGAGGAGAGGGGGATTAGGTTCCTTTAATTTCCTTTTGACTTGGAAAATTTACATAGTTAGCCTCGAATCTGGAGGGGCGCATAATGTCCAAGTTGATTGATTTTCCCTTAAGTAAAAAAGCCTTCAGAATTGAGGCTAAGTCCGACAAGAAGGCTGAAGTTTACATTTACGGGGCCATTGGCGCTTCGATATGGGAAGACTCCATTTCAGCAAAACAATTTTCTGAAGAACTTAAAAAACTATCGCCCAATGTAAAAGAGATTGAGCTTAGGCTAAATAGCCCTGGCGGGGATGTTTTTGAAGGCTACGCTATCTATAATCAGCTCAAACAACACCCCGCAAAAAAGACAGTTTACATTGACGGACTAGCTGCCTCAATTGCCTCTGTCATTGCGCTTGCTGGGGACGAGATTATTATGGGCGAAGGCGCCCAGTTCATGGTCCATAAGTCTTGGACTATGGCATTTGGCAATTCCTTTGAACTTGAGCGAGTTATTGAAAGACTTGAAAGCATCGACGAGCAGCTTATCTCTCTTTACACTAAGAAGACCAAAAAGCCTCGTGCTGAGATCCGAGACATGGTCGAGAAAGAAACTTGGCTAAATGCTGAAGAAGCGGTTGAAATTGGGTTTGCCGATCGAGTCATAGAAAGCGATGTGCGGATTGCGGCAAGTGTTTTGGACAGAGCGACATGGATTACTAGGGCCCCTAAAAATTTGTCCACTCGGGACAAAGTTGTTCGGGCTAAAATTGAAGAGTTTATTAGGAAAAACAAATAGGGATATTAGCTCGCAGCACGCGCAGCGGCCCGATTTTTTTAAATAGAGGAGATAACATGAAAACTATTGAAGAAATGAAAGCGCGACTGAGCGCGATTGTTGCGAAGCTTGAAGAGTATAAAGCTTTGGAACAGTACGATGACGAATCTGTAGAGCAAATCAATTCTTTGTCTGAAGAGTTTGAGAGCTTGAAAAAACAGATCGAAACAAAAGAGAAAATTGAAGCAATGAGCGCACAAGCCTCTGTTTCAGTTCGTAAAGTAGCTCCAGCGGAGAACAAAGTTGAAGTTGGTACTGATCGACGCACTTTGGACCCAAAAGGCGGATTCAGCCACGCCGGAGAATTTTTCCGTGCTGTCGCAGGTGCGGCGAGCGGAAGAATTGACAAGCGATTAACCATCCAAGGCGGACATCAAGAAAAAGTCGGCGAGGATGGGGGGTTCTTGATTCCTGCGGATTTTAGAACTGAAATCCAACGTAAAGTAACTGGAGATGAGTCTTTGCTTTCTCGTACTCGTCAGTTCCAAACTACTTCTAATCAGTTGGTATTGCCCACTTATGAAGTGGCACCGTGGGATGGCTCTGGAATTCAAGCTTACTGGGAAGGTGAAGCTTCTCAATACCGCGAGTCAAAAACTAAGTTCGGCGATATGTCTATGAGACTCCACAAGCTGACTGCAATGGTTCGAGTGACTGAAGAGTTGCTTGAGGATGCTCCAGCTTTGGAATCATGGGTTCGCGCTGAGGCTCCAGCGGCAATGGTAAACAAAGTGAACAACGCAATCATCGCCGGAACTGGCGCGGGTCAGCCTTTGGGAGTATTGAACTCTGGTTTCAAATTTCGTGTAGCTAAAGAAACTGGACAGCCAGCCGACACTGTTATTTTCGAGAACGTAAATAAGATGTTGGGCCGTATTTTGCCTCTGTCTTTGCAACGTGCAGTTTGGATTGTAAACCCAGCTATCCTTCCTCAACTTCGTTTGATGAAGTTTACTGACAACTCTCCAATTTACTTGCCGCCTACTGGCCTTGATGTTGCCCCTTACGGAACACTTTTCGGTCGTCCTCTCATGCCAATGATGGGTGCGGTTAAAGCCGTTGGTGACGAAGGTGACATCATGCTTGTTGACCTCAGCTACTACTACTCTGCGGTTAAAACAACTGGCGTTAAGCAAGATATCTCAACTCACATTTACTTTGACACAGCGGAAACTGCTTTCCGATTCTCTATGAGAATTGCAGGTCAGTGCCCATTCAAAGCTCCAGTGAGAACTGAGTTTGGCGCTTACGATATGTCAGCGTTTGTAACTCTTGAGGACCGAGCGTAATTAAGTAATAACGAGGCCGGACATAAGTCTGGCCTCAACTAAATTTTAAGGAGATTAACATGAATCATTTACTGGCAGAAAAACAAGGTCTAAAGCTGGCTCACCCAGTTGGCGTGGATCTAAATGCGGCAGCTATCACTGGCGAGAGAATTTCTCTCGAAAAAGGTGACAGAGTTGCTATTGTATTTCAAGGTGGAGCTTCTACTGGAGCTACTGTTCAACTGACTCTTCGTCAGCACGACGCTCCTGTTTCAGGAAACTCTAAAAACCTTGAGTCTGATAACCCAATCTATGTGAAAGCTGGCTCTGCTACTGTATTCACAAAGATTGTCCCTACTTCAAAAGCGGCTTTGAAAGACCTCTCTACTCAATTGGGCGGAGCGGCTGGAATTGCTGTTATTGAAGTATTGGCTGAAGAACTCGACGTTGACGGCGGATTCAAATACGTATCTGTAGACATCGCAGACGCTGGGGCGGCTAAACTGGCTTCAACAATGTATGTTTTGTCTAACGTGCGATATGCCCCTGCATACGCTGAGGCACTTTAATTCTAAACTGAAATTTAGAATAATCGGATGGGGGCTATAAGCCCCCTTCGTTTTTAAGGGAGGTCAAAATGAAATTGAAGTTTATCCAAGACGCCTACATCAGCGGAGAACTCGCTTTTGAAAAAGGTAAAGTGTACGATATCACTACCCCGGGCTCGGCTGATCGCTGGATTAGACGAGGCGTGGCAGAGGTTTTTATTGAAGTGGCTTTACCAAAAGAAGAAACTCTAGAAGATTCTGTAGTGGCTAAAAAACAAAGCCCTAAGAGGAAAAATAAAGAACAGGCCGAGGAGTTACTCTAATGTCAATTTGGTCGAAAATACTAGCCTTAAGAAAGAAAGATCCAGTTCAAATCGAAGCTCCCCGTAGGGGATTCACAGTGGGAGTAAATATCCCTGTCTATGAAGAAACGGCAATGCAGGTCTCAGCTTTCTATCGGGGGGTTATGTATATTTCGACCCAAATTGCCAAACTTCCATGGCAAGTAAAAGACAAAGACAATGAGATCATTCAGGACACTGTGGCTAATCTCATTGACCTGGCCCCAAACCCAGAAATGAGTTCTTTTCAGTTTCGCTGCGCGATGATTCAAAACGCAATCATTCATGGCAACTCATACGCAGAAATTGAAAGAGACTCTCTTGGCCGCCCAGTGGCATTGTGGCCAATCCGTTCCGGTGAAGTTGAGCCCTATAGAACTCCAGATGGCCAGTTTCTTTATCGAGTTATTGGCGGCTCTGCGGCCAGAAGGGGACAAGATGTTTACTTAAGGGCCGAGGAAGTTTTTCATGTTAAAAATTTCCACACCAAGGACGGTATTGTCGGCCAAGGAATTGTGGCCTACGCAAGTGACGTACTTGGAATTAGCCTTGGCGCTGACAACACAGCTAAGAATCTATTTGCTAATGGCGGACTCCCAAGCGGAGTTCTACAGGTGCCAGGAATTTTAAGCGATGAGGCTTTTCAAAGAATTAAAGAATCTTGGAAGCAGCAACATGGCGGGCGAAAGGCTGGCGGAGTGGCTGTATTAGAAAGCGGGGTTACTTTCTCCCCGATCTCCATGAGTCCTGATGTATTGCAATTCTTAGAAAGCAGAAAGTTTAACGTCCTTGAGATTGCTAGATTCCTAGGACTTCCGCCCTCTAAACTTTTCGATACTGAAGGCCAAAGTTATGCAAGCCAAGAGCAATCGAATCTTGAAGTAGCTACTGATACTCTTGATGCTTGGACAAAGAATTTAGAGCTAGAGGCCGACATTAAACTTCTTAAAAAGAGATTTGGCGGGCGAAGAACTGAGATGGATCTGTATGAAGTGTTCCGAGGCGACATGAGAACTCGAGCCGACTACTTCTCAAAGATGATGCAATCTGGGGCGATTACACCAAATCAAATTAGACGTAAAGAAGGCATGGCTCCCTATGCGGATGGTGACCGATATTGGATTGCTGTTAATAACTTTAGCCCTGCCGACAGAATAGATGAAATTATTGACTCTCAACTTCAGAAAGGACAGCAACAACCAACTCGGGATGTAAGCCAACAAGTAGAGCCTACCAACTCCAGAGAACTTGAAAACGCTGTAATTAACTTTCTGAAGACAAAGTAATGAACCAGGATGTCCTTTTAGCAATAATCATAAAATGGGTAGATGAGAGACTTGAAAGATTCTCTCAAGAAGAGATCCCATTGCTTAAAGGGCCTCGCGGGGAACGAGGCAGGCCCGGACATGATTTTGTGTTTGAAGAACACGAAGAGGTTATTAAGGCAATTATCAGGGAAAAATCAGATGAGATATTTGCTAAGTTACAAGAAAGACTTCCAGAGCTAAAGGGCCAAGACGGTAAAGACGGCAAGGATTTTAATTTTGAAGAGCACCGGATAGAAATCCAAGACATCGTATCAAATGTGGTGTCTGCAACCAGAGAAGATTTAAAACTTAAATTCTCTGATCTTACAGATTCTGAAATACAGGCTATCAGGGGGCCCAGAGGACAGCGCGGAAAGCCTGGCCGTGGGTTCGTGTTTGATGAACATAAATCTGAAATAAGCCTTTTAATTGATTCGTCAGTAAAAAATATTAAGGACGAATTAAAGTTAAAGTTTTCTGATCTTACCAAAGATGAAATAGAGAAACTTAAACTTAAATTTGAGGATATTTCCGAGGAAGACCGTGCAGGCCTTAAATTAAAATTTGAACACCTAACTGACGAAGAGAAAAATTCTTTAAAGTTAAAATTTTCTGATCTGACAGAGACAGAGGTCGAGATGCTTCGCGGCCCGAGGGGGCTTAGAGGTCAGAGAGGCAAGCGCGGCCTTACTGGCGAGCAAGGGGAAAAGGGGGAGCGTGGTGAGATTGGGCCGAGAGGCCCAATCGGACCACGAGGGGTTATCGGCCCGGCGGGACCAGAAGGCAGGCCAGGCAAAGACGGACAGGACGCTCCAAAAATCCAGAGAATAGATTTTGAAAGAGAAGGTTCCAATGTCTGGCTCAGATTTACTTTTGATAACGGCGATGTTCTAGACACTAACAGCGTTGTAATTCCCAGTACATCTGTCGGATATGTCGGAATTGTTGGCGGAGGGGCTGGTACAGACGGAAAGTCCGCCTATGAGATTGCCGTCGACAATGGATTCGTCGGGACTGAGCAAGACTGGCTTGATTCATTAGTCGGCCCGCAAGGACCCCAAGGACCCCAAGGACCACAAGGACCCCAAGGACCACAAGGAGATCCAGGGCCACAGGGACCTCAAGGGCCACAGGGGGAGCCAGGGCCACAAGGGCCACAAGGACCTCAAGGGGACCCCGGTCTTGATGCGACAATAGAGTTTTTTGACGAAGGCGTTAGTATTGGGACTGCCACTGAAGTAAACTTCACGGGCCTTGGGGTAAGTGCGACTAGGCTTGGGAATAGGGTAAACGTAAATATCTCCGGCGGTGGGGGCGGGGGCCTTGAGGTTATTGAAAACATTCCTTGTGAGGCTACAGTCTATGTCGGTGCGGCTGTAAGAATGGAATACGGATCACTTACTGAGCTTAATATGGACCAATGGACTCTGCTCGCACTAATCCCAAGATTGGACGTTTTAAATTACACCCCACTTGCAGTTAATGCTTTGGCCGATGCCTATGAAAATTCAAATGTCATAGGTCTCGTCGAGAGCAAGCCAACTCCAACTTTATGCAATATTAGGATTTCTGGAATATCGGCTGCCAACTATTTGGGCTTAGATATTTTTGAGGAGTACTATCTTTCTGACGTTTATCCTGGGGGAATAGTGCCGTTAAATCTGGCCCCAGTTGATCCTGGTACAGTCCTTGTTAGAATTGGACAACCTATAACGCCTACACAGATGTTATATTCTAGGGGTGAAAGAGTGTTGAGGGGATAATGTCTAAACTGCTTATAAAGGATAATCAGAATAGAACTACCGAAGCCGATGGGTTTATTGGCTCTGATTTTATTGACGCCTTTGATGGAAGTCAGTCTCCAGTTAAGACCGGAATAGATGGGAAAATAGACTCTTCTTTATTGCCGCCAACAAGTGGAACTGCCGACGCAGCAAAAGAAATTGAAGCTGTGTTTACTTATGGCCAGACGATATCCGCACTTAAACTTGTTTATGTTGGTCTCGATGGGAAAATATACCCTGCGTCAAACGACATTGGGTATGACGAGGCTAGAGTAGTTGGCATGACGAAACTTGCGGGGAATTTAAATCAGCAAAGGCCTGTATTGGTTTTCGGTAGAATAGACGACCCAAGTTTTACATATCCAGCAAACACTGATTTGTTCTTGGGGACTATGGGGAATATTGTTGCAATAGCCCCTACGGCTGGACATTATAAACTTATTGGCCGGAGTCTCGGTCCCGGGTCAATATTTTTAGATATAGGAACTACAATTATACTTTAAAGGGGTTGTATATATATATGGCGGACAAGTATCAGAGTTTAATTAATGGTCGGGAGCAAATGGTCGAAGGGACGGTTACATCTACGGGGCCCGCAGAAGCCGGGAAAATTCCGGCACTCGATAGCTCAGGGAAATTAGACTTGTCATTATTGCCAACCGGGATTGGCCCACAAGTTCAAATTGTTGTGGCTTCAGAGGATCTGGACGCTGGGGACTTTGTTAATATTTGGAATGATGCAGGCACGCCTAAAGTTAGAAAAGCGGACTCAGGCAACGATAGAAGAGCAGTCGGATATGTTTTAACAGCAGTTTCTCAATCTGCTAACGCGACTGTTTATTTTGAAGGCAGAAACGACCAACTTTCTGGCCTTACGGCTGGACAAAGAATCTACTTAGACACTGCTGGCAACATCCAAACTACTCCCCCATCTTTGGCCGGCGGGGATGTGATTCATCAGTATCTTGGCAAAGCATTATCAGCGACCACAATGGACGTTGAGATCGCAGATGAGATCGTACTGTAATGAGTTTTGAAAAGGCGCTGACACTAGATCAAGGTCGAGTAACCCAGACAGATGTCTGGGCAGCGCCTAACTTTTCGTTCAAAGAAATTCAGTCGGGACTAGAAATTGAGATCCCGGCTCAAGAACAGATGATAGTAAGCAACTCCATCAGAGTTGATGGGTCCCTTAAGGTAAGCGGCGAGGCCTATGTGTGTCAGTTTCCAGAGCAGGCGCCATTCCCGCAAATCCCTGGTGATAATTACTCTCACTTTGAAGTTTTGTCACCTAAACTAATACCGTCCAGCCAAGAAATGATTGCGTCATCCTTTGTTAGGGTAAATAGTGAGTTACGAGTTGATGGCAGAATGACAATTCTTGGCAGCATTGAACCAGAGACATCGGCAGTGATCCCATTTAAGATTTTGTCAGATAAAACATTTCACATTGCACAGGATTTTGAGCATTATTTTAGAGAATTTATATCAATCGCAGGTGGCTTGAGAGTTTCTGGCCAGTTTGCAGTAGGAGCATAAAATGGCAGTAATTTATGTCGGAAACAGACCTTTTCCAATAACGCCAAACCCACAAGCTGGTGACCATTATTTGGGGTTAAATTCATCGAACGGCAATCGTCTGACGAGACAAGATTCCGCCGGAGTTGTAAAAGACCTCGAGAGCGGACTCAGTTATACTGACGCTGACGCCGTTGCGGCAATTCAAGCCGAGATCACTGGCGCAACACAAATCCCACTGTCACAATTAAGAATCGCAGATGAATTATATTTGAGAAATGTTTCTTCCGGAGATTTTTTCAAAGTCCGAGTCAAAGACATTCAAAGAACGGACCCAGACCGATTTTCTCAGGTTTTTGATGACTTTGTCGGCGGATCTGCAACGAGTATTTTTACGTCTTTTGTTTCTGGAACGGGAGCCTCTCATCAGACAGGAACTTATGGGCAAGATCTGACTGAAAACGCTATCGGAGTTCTTCAATCTGACACTGGAACAGTGTCCAACGGAAGAGCTGGCCTTGGAACAGTGTCCGGCCTAGTCGCAAGAGCTGGAGCGGCAAGATTTGTGTATGAGGCAAGACACGCTCTTGAGCAGCTTTCAACATTGACTGAGACTTTTGTTTTCAGATGCGGATTGACTGACTCGTTTTCTGTCACTGGCGAAGGCACAAACGGTCTATATTTTAGATATACAGATCTACAAAACGGCGGTCGATTTGAAGCTGTTTCGCGCGTGGCAGGCACGGAAATTCAAGCCGTGGACACGGGATTTAGCCCTGATTTAGATTATCACATTTTTAGAGTTGAGTTGTCTGAAAACGGACAACAAGCCTTGTTCTATATTGACGACGTTTTGCGAGCCACGATCAACGCTCCAAACTTACCAGGCGGCGGAAACCCCTTTGGCGCAGGATTTAAGATCGAAAAAACTGTCGGCGCAACGCAAAGAAACATGGACACCGACTGGATGAGACTTGTGATTGAAAGAACTTCTGGAAGGTAGTGAATGAGTTTGAATTACGAAGATTATCTTTCAAATTCGTCCTATCTGGCTGACAACGAGGCAAGAAAAGACTTTGGTGCAAGGCTTATGCTCGCCTTTAAGCAAAAAAATATCTCAGAGTCTATTCAATGGTATCAAGCAATTCACCTTCATCACAGGCTAAGAGACTGGAAAGTCACTTTTCCAGAAGCTCTTGGAGGTATTGAGAAGAGAGTAGATATTATCAACATGATTTACGCCGGAGATATAGAAACAGCAACACTTGCGGCAATTTACGGAGAGGCAGACCCGATGACATCTCCGGAGCATTGGCTTTCACAAGAAAGACTCAATTGGGTTATTTCTCAAATGAAAGCATGGCTAGGGTGGCCATGAAGTTTCCAAAGTTCTTAGAGCCTTTTTTAGATTGGTTTTTTATAAAAGTGATATCCCCGATTTCTTGGGAGACTCTTAAATATATTTTAAAGGGCCGAAAGTTTGATTTAACCCCAGCCCAGTATCGAGAGGTCCTTCAAATTTGGAAGTCCATGAATACTATTACTTTAACTAGACGAAAGTCGCATCTAACTACTTACCTAATTCAAATTGGCCATTTTATTCTTACAGGTAAGTGGGATATGTATTGGGCACACGCTCTTTTTAATGATGGCATTTGGGCTGTAGAGGCCATTGGTAAAGGGGTCGTTGTAAATGGGCCCAGAGAAGTTTTAAATGTCGATGGAGTGGCAATCCTCATCCCTAAGAATGTGCATTTAGTTTCTTGGCAAATGATTCTCGACGAAGCTAGACGACACGTCATTGATGGGACCGAATATGATAATTTGTTCGATGTTATGAATGATAAGAAAGTGTCTTGCATAGAGCTTATTTATGATTCTTTAAAGGAAGTAGAAAACCATAGAGAATTATGGCCCAACTTCTTTAAACTTGTTGAGACTAAAGGTAATATTACCCCGCAAATGATCTATGACTGCGGCGACTTTGAAGTCGTTTATGAGGTCAGAAACTAGGAGCTTATATGCTTGTGACTTTAAATGACATGAAAAATTATCTTAACATCCCTCTGACTGATACATCCCAGGATGTTTTCTTGACTCAGCAATTACAATACATTTCTGACGTTATCGAACAATATTGCGGGAGAAAATTTCTACAAGCCACATATACTCAGACTTTTTATTTTGACGACTTTTTAGTGTACCCAAAGGAGCTTGAGCTTTTTATGTTTCCTTTGGTCTCCGTTACAACCATTGAAGAAGATGGCGAGCCTATAGATGATTACAGATCCCAACTTCCAAGTGCCACTTTAATCAGACCCAAAGGTTGGTTTCAAACAGGGGAAGAACTTATTGTAGAGTATGTTGCTGGATATACAGCGGCTCCAATTCCAGTTAGACAGGTGGTATTCGACCTTGTTCAGGAAAGATATAATAAACAAAATTCAGGAGTGCCGCTTAATTTTGGCTCGGATGTTCAGCGGGTTTCTATTCCAGGGACAATCTCCATTGACTTCGATTATACTTTGACCTCTAACGAAAGACAGAATGGCTTTGGGAGTGTTCTAGGTAAAAATATGAATATTTTAGATTTTTATAGAAGCGAAAGAGCAATCATCGGAAATGGGCGATTAGTATATGTTGGATAATGCGTTTAACACTCTTTTATTCCTACATAGTCGCCCGGCGACCATTATTAGAAATGGCCCCACGGTACTTACTGGCAATATTAGAGTGGCGCCATCAAACTACTATCGTAACCTAGAAGGCCCGTCTGATATTGTCGTTCGCGGAAGAGAGTTTGTTATTTCTAAGCTTGCACTAGACGCTGTCAATTTCCCATTCCCCAGACGAGGAGATCAACTCGAGTTTTCTGACATTGGGACGCTGACCATCACAGAGGTTAGAGAAATGTTCAATCTCGGGGGAGATATAATGGGATTTAGGGTAAGGACAAACTAATGCTTAAGGCTGAGATATCAGTAAGGGCAATAGGTAGGGGCAAAGACCTTCCTACCTATGATCTTAAAAGTGACTTACAAGGCCAACAAACATTAGAGGGCTTCTTTGCCTATATCCGGGCCGTGCTTATATCTACTGCGGACGCAGTTTTAAAAGACGAACAGCGACAGGGCTTTACTAAAAACCCTATAGTTTTTGTTGATAACCGAAGAAATAAACCAATTCAAAATGTAAATCCAATTGGTAAGATTGAGTTTGTCGACCCGGCTAAATTTTCTGACCCTGAGATTCTAATTAAGACTATGCAGCAAATTATAGACCTGTCTCCAATTTTAGAGGGCGAATATATTGCTTCTCATGTTGTTGCCTATAATGGGGCAATCGTGGCGACAGACGTAGCCAGCTTAACGGCTTGGCTTAAGACTAATCCTAGAATTGTCCCCGGAGACACTATTCGCTTTTTAAATGTCGCGCCCTATGCAAGAAAACTTGAGCGACTTGGGGTTACTAATAAGGGCAGTAGCCGCAGGTACACTAAAAGCCAGGATAAGAGAAAAAGGTCGGGCGACAAAGTATTAACTCCTAATGGAGTTTATTTCAGAGTTTTCAGGTCCGTTAGAAGGCTTTATAAAAGAGTAAGGCAGATTCAATTTAGTTTCGTCCCGGGAAGTTCTTTAGGTAACTTCAATGGCAGAAATGTAGGAGCGGCTAGATTTACTTCCAGGGCCAACCTACGGGGCAGGAAAGAACAGGCAGCGGGGATTGGACAAACCTACCTTTACCCGTCTATAACTATAAGGCTGTAGGAGAAAATATGTCTTCCTTGTATGTCAGAGATGAAATTACGACCTACCTTACTAGCTCCTCAAGTGAGACCTTTTTGGACATATCCGGAGTTTATGACGAGATGCAGGATTTTCTAAGCGACAATGGAGTAGGGCCCAGCGATTCTTGGGTAGGGCTTCAGTTTATTGGGGACAGCGAGGACCCGATTACAATAGATGCCGACGGAACCAAGGGCAGATATCGAGAAACGGGCCAGGTTCTTATTCACGTTGTCGCCCCAGTTGGCTTTGGAGTTGCCCCCGGGATTATGGCCAGGGCCGAAGACTTAAGAAATTTATTGCGGGGAAGAAGGATTGGGGACATCATTATTGAGTCGGTTACTCCGGCCAATTTTGGATTCGGGGCGGCCCTTCAATTTGAAGGCGGATATACAGCCGCGACATTTATTTGTGGTTATGAAAGAGACTTTGATCTTTAAATAGGGGGTTACTTTGAGTTCATCCAATCTCGTCAGAGTGGCATACATCGAGGAGACGGCCTACGGCCAAACTCCCGTTGCTGGGAATTTTAAAACTGCCAGATTTATTTCTGAGGCCTTGTCTGGAACTCCAGACACAGTGGAGTCTCAGCAAATTAGAACTGACCGAATGAGTTCCGGTCAGATTGTTACTGGACTTCAGGTGGGCGGGGCTTTGAGCTTCGAGCTTGCCAAAGAGGAAGCCCTCGAAGATTTCATGGCATCCGCGATGTACTCAGACTGGAACATCCAGGCTCTAGTCACAGTCGATTTAGATATTGACGCTACAACAAGTCAGATCACTCGCTCTGCGGGTAACTGGTCTCCGACGATTGTTGTTGGTGACTTGCTGACTCTTTCTGGGTTTTCAAACGCTGCCAACAACACTCAAGTTATGGTTGCTGAGATTATATCTAACACTGTAATTCGTGTTGTATCCGTAGGAACACTTGTCACTGAATCAGGATCTGGGACAGCTTATAAACGTGCTGACCGACTTGAAGTTGGTGTTACTAAAAAATCATTCTCAATGTGTAAACAGTTTCTTGATCTGACGACCAAGGGAATTAACTATCGAGGGATGATTGCTTCTGAGATGGAACTCAATGTTGCCTTTGGAGAACTTGTAAACGGATCTTTTACTTTCTCTGGTAATGACTATGTAACTGCCGACACTGCATCAGAGCTTATGACCAACGGAAGAACTATTGACCCTGCGGCGACTACTCAGACTTTCAACGGCTCCGTCGATATGCCTTTCTTTATCACATCAGCTATTGGAACTTTCGGCCCTTCTGACCTTGCAGTCCAAAGTCTGTCAATTAGTCTTAACAACAACTTGTCAGCGCAGACTGTCATCGGGGATATTGCTCCGATTGATTACTCGGCAGGAACTGCCCAGATCGGGGTTGAGATGAACGCCTACTTAAACAATGCCAACTGGTCAATTCTTGATAAGAAATTAAACCAAGATCCTTTCCAAGTTGGCTTTATGGTTAAGAACAACGGCGGCTGGTATGGGTTCTATATGCCAGCGGTTCAGGTTTCTTTTGATGACCCTGCAAGTGCTGGAGCCAATCAGGATATTCTTTTGAACATGACGGGCACTGCCAAAGTTGGGCCTAACCAAGAAAAGTCTTTTGTAATCTACCGTTCATAGTCCGGTAGGTTTTTTCCTTTCACCTACCTTGGGGCCTAAGTCATTCGGTTGTTGACTTAGGCCCTTTCTTTTTGATTACCTAAGAACTCAAAAAGGAGAAAACATGAAGTCTAATCTTGATAAGTTTTTTAAGAACTCGGCGGAACTGGAAGAAAACGGAGTGTGGTTCGACGTCTCTGAGGGAGTAGGGTTCTTATGCCGAAGATTTGGTGGATATAACTCTGAGAAAGTTAAGAAGTCTCTGGCAAAGCACTATAAGCCCTATGCAAAACAAATCGAACTTGGAACTTTTCCTCGTGAAAAACAATTGGAAATTATGTTCCGTGTTTTTGTTGAGTCTTGTGTGATCGACTGGAAGGGCGTTGAGATCGACGGTAAACAAGAACCATTCTCAGTTGAGGCCTGTGTTAAATTGTTCTGTAGTCTTCCGGACCTGGGCGATACGATTGTTGAGCACGCCAGCAAGTCAGATGTATTTAGAGAAGATTTGGGAAACTCTTAACGCGATACGTTGAGTGGAATTATAAGTGGTCAGGGCACGTAGCAAGCGGATTCTATGACAGCTTAATAGCTCGCGGGATTTTAAAAGAAGAAGACCGCGAGCCGGATATTCAACCTTTCATTTGGTACGTTGAGGCCTTCAGGGAACTCTCTACAACAAGACAGTCTGGTTTTGGGATCGGGCCTATTCCCTTTACAGCCATAGCTGAATACTCTAGGCTTTATGATGTAGAGGACTTTGACGAGTTTCTCTATGTTATTCGCGCTATGGACTATAAGTTTTTAGAGTTAGAGGCGAATAAACAAAAGGCGAAGACGAGGGAAAATGGCCGCAGGAAATGAGCGCAGAAGTGTAGTGGTTTTCGTCAAGACTGACGGCGGTTCAGCTCTTCAAAGACTTTCTCGTCAATTCGGCCAACTAAATAAAAGCATCAACGGGATTAGCGGAGCATTGGGTAGAGTCGGGACGCTATTTGGTTCCTTCCTCGCTGGCATTGGAGTTCAACAATTTGCACAGGCCGCAGACTCTATCAACTTACTTAGAGATCGGATTAACGCCTTGTCTGGCGGGGCTGACAAAGGCTCCCAAGTATTTGACGGTCTTCAGGCCGCAGCGGTGCGAACTAGAACTTCAGTAGAAAGTTTGGCTATCGTCTACGCAAGGCTTGCTGCCGCGACAAAAGATTTAGGGGCGGATACTTCTCAGGTCCTTAAAGTTACCGAAGCCCTACAAAACTCTTTTAGGCTATCTGGAGCGACTACGGGCGAGGCCACTTCAGCGGCTATCCAGTTGTCACAAGGTCTTGCATCAGGACAGCTTCGCGGACAAGAATTAAGATCAGTCTTAGAGGCCAACGTAGTTGTCGGTGAATTACTGTCAAAAACTTTTAATGTAACTCGCGGAGAGCTGTATAAACTCGCAGAGCAGGGCGGCATCACAGCTTCCAAAGTATTTAAAGCATTGCTCCTATCCCAGAAAGATTTACAGGCGGAGACTGAGAAACTTGGGATTACTTACAACCAAGTATTTGTTCAAGCACTGGATAGGGCTAAAGTAGCGATTGCAAATTTCAGTAAGCAGATCGACGGCCCTGGGAAACTGAACGCTTTGATACAAGAATTGACTGACAACATTGGCACTTTCATAGCCCTCATTGCCACTGTTTTAATTCCCCTTATTGCTATTAAATTGAAGGCCGCTTTTGTAGCCTTGTTCGAATTTTTAAAATTGAACCCAATTGTTCGAATATTCAGCCTTATATCGCTTTCTTTATTATTCCTGATAAATCAGTTAGGCGGATTTGAAAGAACTGCTAAAAAGGCATTTGATCTTATAGCCATCGGGGCCCAAGTATTTTTGGATCTAATTAAGAAATTAATTATTGGCTCTGACTTACTGTTTAATTCTATTTTTGGAACAGGGGCCACAAATAAGGTAAATTCCTTTTTTGATAATCTTGGGAAAAGAATAGAGGACAGCCGTAAAAAGTTTGGAACTTTGGCTACTGGCTCTGAAGTTCCTTTCTTCGAGAGAGCCCCAATAACCCCAGGCGTATTGCCAAACGCCCCCGCAGGATTTTTTGGAATTGGTACTGTAGAGTTCCCAAAAACAAAGAAAGATTTAAATGATCTTTCTAATCTTATTGAGAAGGTCCCGATTGAGAAATTTACTAAACTTAACAACGAATTTAAAAAGAGTGGGGACCTCAATGCCTATGCGATAGGCGTAGCTAAACTTGAGGAAAGTCTTGCAAAGGCGGATTTTGATAAAGGCACTAAAGACCTATTCTCTTATAGAGAAGCAGCAAGAAAAGTAAAAGAATTGGAACTTAATAGGACTTTTACGGACACAGCGGAAGGTCTTAGAAAGTTTAGTGACGGGCTTAGAAAAATAAAGGTAGAAGAGCTAACCGACAAGCTGGCTCAAGGCAAGATAACATTAAAAGAATTTAAAAAAGAGCTTATCGAAATTGATGAAAAACTCGGCAGAGGAAACTTCCTCGAGCGCGGGGCAAGGGAATATATTCAATCTATCGGGACCTTGGCCAATCAGCTTTCAGACACTATTAAAAACGCTTTCAGTAGCCTTGAAGATGCACTATTTGATTTTACAAAGACTGGAAAATTTAACTTTAAAGATTTCGCTCAGTCAGTTCTTGATGACTTAAATAGAGTCCTAATTAGAACCCTGATTGTTCAAAACCTCGCCAGGGGAGTAAATTCTTTCTTTAGTGGGAATATAGGAATTTCTGACAACAATATAAATAATCTTCCGGGAGCCGGAGGAAATGGAACAACGGGATTTCGGGATTTATTTAATGCTCCGGCTTCAAACGTGCCCCTTAACCCTGGAATTGCCTCAGCTAAACTTGGGACGGGAGACTTCCAATCTGCAATGACTGTGAATGTAATCAACAATTCAAGCGACTCTCAAATTGAGCAACGGGAAAGAACTACTAGCGACGGCACTAAAGTATTGGATGTCATTATCTTTAATAAAGTTAAAGAAGGAATCTCTAGGGGAATTTTTGATAGAGACTTTACGGCTAACTATGGCCTTAAAAGACGAGGTGTTTAGTGGCAGCGCAGTGGCCAATTACTCTTCAGCAATTAGCAAATCAGTCTGGATTTAACTACGAGATAGGTAACACGGTAATAAGATCAGAAAACGACATTGGTGCGCCTAAAGTTCGCCGCAGGTTCACTAAATCTGTAGACAAGATGTCAGTGACAATAAACTGCACAAGAACTCAATGGAACACTCTTTATAATTTCTTTGACGTAACTCTTGCCGGGGGAACGCTTCCTTTTGAGTTCACAAATCCTATGACAAATACTGTAGAGGAGTTTAGATTTATTCAGCCGCCAATTGCTCGGCCAATTAGTGGGGCAGACTTTACAGTTGAAATGATCTGGGAGAAATTACCATAATGGCAAACCAGTTAAGTCCTGAACTATTAGCGCAGCTCTATGGTCAAGAATCAGGCGACCCGTTTTTAACTTTGCTTACCCTAGACCACGATTCTTTGCCCGAGCCTATCAGACTTGTGAATGACACTAGAAACTTTGTTAGCCGAGGCAACACTTACTTGGCCCTGCCTTTTAGCTTGGCGCTTCCTCCAGATGACGGGGAATCTGCAAGAGAAATAAATCTAGAGCTTGATAACGTAAGCCTAGACTTAATTTCGTTAGTCAGAAACATAACAGATATCATTGATGTAAAAATAGAAATGGTGCTGGCATCAATTCCTGACGAGGTTCAATACGAAGTGGAGGAGCTAAAAATAAGATCCATAACTTATGACGCATCCAAAATTACAGCCACTTTGTATCTGGATAACTTTTTACAAACGGAATTGAGCAGTGAAAAATACACCCCCCTTACACACCCAGGACTTTTCTGAGTTCATTGGGATAGAGTATTCCAAGATGGATTGCTGGCGACTAACCCAGCATTTTTATCAGCGGGTATTTGGAATTGAGCTTAAGTCTTACTACGAACACACTCCACTTGAAAGGTCAGATAGGAAGTCTTTAATCTATACCAATGTCGGGGAGTTTAAAAGGGTAGAAGACCCCCGATTTGGGGATATAGTCCTGATAAAAATACTAGGAATAGAAAGCCACATTGCTATCTTTATGGGCGGCGGTATGATGCTACACACCACGGAAAAAACTGGCTCATGTTTAGAGCCTGTCGCAAGATGGAAAAAGCAAATTGTTGGTTACTTTAGGACGGAAGTGGAATGATTAGATTAAGGCTTGCATCGACAGGAACGGACAAGGGGGACTTGGAGATAGCCATTGAGTCTGGCGAAACGCTAGATTCGGCTGTCACTCGTATTCTCAAAGATGTCCCACTAGATAGGCCAGCCGAAGAAGTATTTCATGTTTTAGTTAATGGCCACGCAATTGAAAAAGACCTTTGGGCTTTTACCCAGCTTAAAGAAACAGACACTGTTCTTGTCGCTCCCAAAATAAAGGGCGGTAGAGATTTTAATAGAATCCTTTTGGGAGTCATCCTAGTAGCCGCCGGGGGTGCTTTTCTTACTCCGAGTATAATAACATCTGCGGGGCTTACTGGCGCGGGTGCCGCTTTTACTGCGGGATTGTTAAATGCGGCTATCGGCGTCGCCGCATTTTATATTGCCTCGCAGCTCATTCCATTTAAAAACGCAGACTTCTCTGGAGGATTAAGCGACATCGCTGGATCTCAGATGTACACTCTTGGATCTCAAAGTAACCAGGTTTTAAGACTTGGCCCAGTTCCTAAAGTGTACGGAACTCACAGGATCTTTCCAAACATCGCAGCCAATCCATATACGGAACTTGAAGTAGATCCCGCGACTGGTGAGCTTGTTCAATACTTCTATGCCATCTATGACTTTGGCCTTGGGCCATATTTAATCAGCGATTTAAAAATCGGCGACACTCCTATTGGGCAATTTAACGAAGTTCAATATAACTTCGTCGATTTTAACAAGCCCCCAGTTGATGAGGGAGGATGGGATGAGGCTCTTATCGACTCTCTCCGACTTTACAAGGGCGATGTAAACACAGAGCAAATAGGAGTAGCACTAAATGGGAACCAAGAATCAGGGGACCCAGTATCCGAATGGGAAGTTATCAGGGATTGCAAGCCAAATACTAATGGAGTCTCTCAAGAAATTAGCCTTAATTTTGTTAATCCTAGTGGTCTTTTTGGTTTTGGATCTGACGGCTCTAGGACTCCTCGGACAATAGACTTAGAGATCGAGTTTGCTCAGACATCAGACAATATTTGGAGAGCCTGGAATGATCTGAATTTTGTATCTGACTTTAAATCTGCCGGGGGCTCACAGCAGATTGACATTGGGGCAAATGTTCCTTTGATAGCCCCTTCTAATTTGGCCAATATTTCTATTGGCGCATATTCAAAATTAGGAAAAACAGAGCAGATAGCCCTTTCTTCAGGCAGGTCGTCTACAAGGACTATTAGACATTATAGGCAATTTGGATATTTAAAAGACCAAAAGGTTTTTATATTTCCTACGGGTACCGTAAATCTTAACTCTTATCTTTATATTAACGGACAACTTCTCGGACCAGTAAATAAAGTAACAAACCTAGGTGGCGGGAGAACTCAAGTCGAAGTCCCTCAGGGGCTAAACTCGTCTTTTGTTCTTGGCACATTTGGCGTAGAGACTGGCTCTTATTCTGTTCCGGCTGACTCTTTATTTACAGAATTGCGATGGTCTTCAACTAATAAAGTACGCTATGGAATACCTGCCTTTAAACGAGCAAGGATTCAGCGCCTAGAAACTTCTCCAGTTTATTCTACTTTCAAATTCACTCCACGAACAACGGAGTCAATTAGAGTTAGAGTTAGAAGAATTAGATCCTTCTCAGCGGCCACATTCCAAATTCAAGACAACCTCACATTTGGCCAGCTCCAAACTAGATTTGACTCTGACCCAATTATTACAACAAAGCGCCATGTTTATCTTGAGGTCAGAATTAAAGCGACAAACCAACTCAATGGCGCTATTCAAAACCTATCTGCCATCTGTACTTCAGTTCTCGATGTCTGGAACGGATCTCAATGGGTTAAACAGCCTACTTCAAATCCAGCTTGGATATTTACAGACCTACTTACTGGCGAGATCAATAAGAGAGCAGTCAGCAAATCAAGGTTGCATCTTCCATCTATTTTAGAGTGGCGGGACTATTGCGATGAGGTTCCGCCAAATCCGCCGATTCCAGACGTAGTATATTCTTTTCCGAGATTTCAGGCCAACTTCATTGTCGATTACACTATTACACTTCAGGATCTTCTAGGAAGACTCACTGGCCTCGGCCAGGCAAGCCTTAATATTATCGACGGCCAGTACGGAGTCTTGATTGATAAAAGAAAGACAACTCCAGTTCAGGTATTTACTCCCAGAAATTCTAGGGGATTTTCTTCTAATAGAGCCTACGCAGAAAGGCCAAATGCAATCAATGTCACTTA